TTCCGCGCCGTTTGTGGTACAATGGAGACAGTTAAAGAAACATACAAAGGAGCTGTAACAAATGAAACAAAAAATTCTTGTTGCATGTGAAGAATCACAAACGGTGTGTAAGGCTTTTAGAAATATGGGCTTTGAAGCATACAGTTGTGATATTCAAAATCCATCCGGTGGGCATCCAGAGTGGCATATTTTAGGAGATGCTCTAAAGGTGATTAAGGCAGGGCAAATTGTCACGATGGACGGTAAACCGCATTATATAGACGAATGGGATTTGTTAATTGCACATCCACCTTGCACACATTTAGCTGTTTCTGGTGCCCGTTGGTTTAAGGAAGGTTTTAAACCGTTAAGTCTTAAATATGAAGCGGCGGCTTTTTTCTTGAAATTTGCCGAAGCGCCAATAAGCCATATAGCAATTGAAAATCCTGTCTGTATTATGAGTACTTTATATCGCAAACCCGACCAAATTATAAACCCCTGGCAATTTGGCCACCCAGAACAAAAGAAAACTTGTCTTTGGTTGAAAAATCTACCGCTACTTTGTGAAACGGATAACGTATATGAATATATGCTAACCTTGCCTGAAAAAGAGCGAGCCCGTATATGGTGGTTAGGTAGTAACCATGCAAAGGAACGTTCTAAAACGTTTCCAGGAATTGCTAATGCAATGGCCGACCAATGGGGCAGTTATTTAAAAGAGATTGAAGAAAGGAAAATTTAAATGAATAACAAAGAACAACCAAACATGCTAAGCGTAACAGCGCTAACCAAATTTTTAATTGACACGTGGCGCGAAAGCAAATGTTCTGATAGTGAAGCGCCTTTTTCTTGCACATTGTGCAAATATAATGAACTTTGTGCAAAGATTGATGAATTAGCAAAGGTGGTGAGCCGATGAAAAAGCGCCAAAGATTAGAAATACTAGAATTACTACAAGAAATTGATATGTTAATTGACGATTGGCATTTTACAAAATGTCCACATGATGAAGCAGGGTCGATTTATATAAAGTGTCAAGGTTGCCCAAATATTGAATTGTGCAGATGTTTGTTAAAGTTATCATTGATTAAACTAGAATTGTCTAGCACGTATGGAGATTTAAGAAAATGAGCATTTATAACGTTTGGCACTTATTAAGCCGATTTAATAAGTTGTATGCAGTATCAACAGGGGACAATATCCCTAAACTAATGGAACAGAAAAATATTAACTATTATGGTCGCAAAACAGTTACTTTTATGTGCATAAAGGATGGTGCGTTACATTGCTATTACTAATTGTTGGCTTTATCGTGTTTGAAGTAATAACGGCAGTAGTTAGCGAGAACTTTATATCATATGTTAAATATAATCTTGCATCTGTGTGGGTCACTATAATTGCATTATCTACATATTTTATAATTTGGGGGATTTGCCATGGTTAAGCATTGCAGGCTATGCGGTTTACCTTTTGAAGCGGTAAAATCAAATCAATTATATTGCGAGGATTGCAAAGATTTTTTATGCAACCCACCAAAGAAACCAATAAACGAATCCAGCATTGAAGAAATAAACCGTAAAGCGCGGGCCGAGGGTTTAAGCTATGCGCAGTATGTACAAAAATACGGGGTTTAGTAAAATGTATATTTTGATTATTAAATACCGGGAGCGCGGAACTTACCCAAATGAGCATGATGAAACAAAAGTATTTAGTGCTAAATGCGAAGTATACCGTTATATTAGTGCAATTGATTTGCGCTATTATATTATTAGTTATAGTATCTATATTAAAGTAGAAGAAAACGGGCATACTTTTATTGACAACAGCAAATAAAGAGGTATAATATAAATGTAGAGGGCACGACAGCAAGCAGACCGCGTGGGTTGCGGAGACTACTCTTTAATTAGAGCCGCACCGCATGAGTTAGTTACTCCCGTTTGGTTGTTGCGTGTATCCTCTACTTTGTTTTATGGGGTGATAAAATGAATATAAATAGTAAAGATTTATTGTGTGATATTAGATTGCAACTAGCTATTTGGGATAAGCACCAATGTAGCGGAAAATGTGATAAATGCGATGATGAAAAAGTATGCACTGTATTGTGTAATATCGCTAATTATATAGAAAGGGTGTATAATAGTGGCATGGTTTGACCCAACAGACATATTAAATAAACAAAGACTATTCAATTTTGTAACAGGCCCAAAAGGTGACGGCAAGACGACAGGTTGTAGAAACTATGGATTGAATCTATTTTTAAAAGATAATATATCTGAATTTTGCGTTATTCGTCGCACCAAGACAGAAACGCAAAAAGCCTATAAAAAGTATTTTGACGATATTAACACAAAGTTTAATTATAATCTAGATATAAAATACCGTTCTAATATGGCCGGGATTGAAACAGACGACGGCTTTAAACCTATTTGTCATTTTTTCAGTTTGTCAACTGATGCAGGTATACAGGGCGTGAATCTGCCAAATTTGCGGTTTATGATTTTTGAAGAAATTTTCCTTGACCCGCGCAAGGGCAAACGCTATTTGAAAAATGAACCCGAAGAATTTGCCCGGTTATATGATACATTGGCCCGCCCATCTGACCCAAATAGAAAACGCGTACCAGTAATTTTTATAGGTAACTCTTTTGCAAGTAGCAACCCCTATTATAATTTTTTTCATGTGCAATTAAATAGCAAAGGTGAATTTAAAAATAAAAACATTTACGCATTGCATATTAACGACGCGGAATTTACTGCACAAGCAAAGTCAACCGAATTTGGCCAAATTATGGCAAATAGCGCTTATGCAAAGCATGCATTTGAAAATGATTTTTTACTAGACAATTTTGACTTTGTTGTGAAAGACTTTCCTAAAGGTGATTTAATCTATACGTTTGTTTATGACGGCAAGACATACGGCGTATGGGTAAATTTCAAAAGTGGCGGATTATTTGTTAGTACAAAATATAATCCTAATTGCCCATGCAGTTATACCTTTACAACCGAAAACATGAAGCCGAATCTATTAACGGGCAAAATGTTTTGCCGTGGCTATCATGGTGAATTAACAAAATTTGCATATAACACAGGTTGTCTATTCTATGAAAGTCTAGCAATAAAAGACATGTTTTACGATATTGCCAGAATTTGCAATTTTTAGAAAATAATTTTGAAAATCCTATTGACTTTCTACATTATTTATATTATAATATATACAGAGGTTGAGAAAACCTTAAATACAAACGAAAGGAGAACAACACAATGAAGTTCAAGAAAATTTGCACTAAGGTGGAATTTCTGGAAAAGCAGGAAGATGGCAACTGGATTGAAAGTGTTGACATTGTGGCTGGGCGAATTGCAAAAAGCAAGTTGACTGGTTATGGCGTTATTCAGTCTGTTAGTTATCCCAAATGTGACGTTGAAATTCCAGATGCAATCGTAAACCAGTACGCAAACATTACCGAAATTAGCCAGTAAAGAAAGGAAGAAACAATTATGTTTAATCAGAATCTTGTACCCAAAGAAACGCCCGCAACCATGATGGAATCTAGCATTTTTGGCGGTTGCTATTGCAGTCTCCCGATGAACACCGACGAGGAAAAGAAGAAGATTTTCAATGCAACTAACCGCGCCGACGCGTCTCTGCGTGAGTGCATTAACATGCCCATTGAAATGACGGGCCTTTACATTGAGCCCGTTGAGTTTGAGGCAAAGGACGAGGACGGCAAGAGCATCGAGGGCAAGACGCAGTTGTCTCCCCGTATGATTATTTTTGACAAGGATGGCAAGAGTTACGGTTGCTGTTCTATGGGTGCATACAACAGTATTAAGCGTATTGTTAGCATGTACGGTTTGCCCGATACGTGGAATAAGCCTATTACCATTGTCCCCGGGCTTGTTACCAGCGGCAAAAACCAGGTTTTGACCATTACCATTGCATAATGTAATATAGATAGAAAGGCGGTAAACTTGTATTGAATGGGTGCAAGTTTACCGCCTTTTAATTTATTGGTGGTGTTATTATGGCCCGAAAGTTTAGCAAACAGTCTGAAAAAGCATTGTCAATTGCTGTAAACCGTTATAACCAGATGCGAACACGGTATATAAAATCTGGTGGAAAAACAGTAGCGCCGAAAGTTACAGTACAAGAATTAAAAGCACAAAGTGAAAATACAGAGCAATTAAGACAGCAAATTAAACGGTGATTATAAGAAAATTGCAGATTTTGAAAGTGCAAAAGTTAAGGGCTTTAGAATTGTAACAACAAAAGGTGAACGGCGAACTATTAGCAGACTAGACCGGGCCGCGCGTCAACGTTACAAAAAAGAAATTGCAAAATTGGAAGCGCAGAAAACAACAGCAAGTAATCAGGAACTAATAAATAAAATTATACCCGGTATTGAAGAATTAAAAGCAAAGCCAACAAAAATCAGCAATATTCCTAGTCGTGAAATTTTGGGAAAAGTACAAAGCCGATATGAACGTGAACAGCGTTACTATAAAAAGTATGGCCAAGCGGAAGCACCTATTTTGCGCCTTGACCATTATTTAGCGGCATTTGTAAAGGTAGGTTGCTTTAATGTTTCAAACGGGCCGTTAGTTTATGATGCGTTGGCAAAGTTAACTAATGAGCAATGGGCAAAACTTATTGATGATAACCCCTCAATATTTGACCTTGATTATTTATATGATGCTGGAATTGGCGCGCAAGCAAAAGTTAACGAAATTGCAAACGCCTTGCAAATGATTATTTATTCTGAAAATTTACCCGATGAGATTTAAACCATGCGTACAAGTAATATATGGTCGTGCGATTTTGAAACGACAACAGACCCGGAGGACTGCCGCGTTTGGGCATGGGTCGCAATAAACATATATGATAATACAAAGCGCCTATACGGAAATAGCATAAGTACATTTATAGACTTTTTATGGGGACATAATAGAAAATGCTATTTTCACAATTTAAAGTTTGACGGAACTTTTATACTAGACTACCTATTAAAAAACGGATGGACGTTAAACAAAGACAAGCAAAAACTAAATACATGCGAATTTAATACACTAATAAGCGATAAGGGTTTTTATTATACCATGTGTTTATGTTTTGGTCCTAAGTCAAAATGTGAAATAATCGACAGTCTAAAAATTTTACCATATAGTGTTGATGCAATTGCAAAGGGCTGGAAATTACCAGTACAAAAATTGCACATTGATTATAAAGCATATCGAGAACCGGGCCACGAATTGACCAAGGAAGAAAAAGACTATATTACAAATGACGCGCTAATTGTTGCAATTGCTTTAAAATCCACATTTGATGATGGTTACAAGAAAATAACAGCAGGTAGTAACGCTTTTAATTTTTATGTTGAAAAGTGTATGGGCGGTAAAAAGGGGTTTAGGAATACTTTTCCCGTTCCCGAAAATGACGCTTATTTGCGTAAAGCATATAGAGGCGGCTTTACCTATGTTGCCCCACAGTACAAAAATAAGCTAGTTGGCGCGGGCCGGGTATATGATGTAAACAGCCTTTACCCATTTGCGTTACATTCCCCGCACGTTTATCCGTACGGTGAACCCGTTTATTTTACAGGTGAATATCAAAAGAATGATAAATACCCTTTATACTTTCAACGGTTTTATTGTGATTTCAAACTAAAACCAGACCACTTACCCACGATACAAATGAAAAACACAGCGGGTTATATTCCTACTGAATATGTAACAGAAAGTCTTAATGACAGTGTGCCCCTAACATTAACAAGCGTTGATTTAGCTTTATTTTTTGACCAGTACAACGTTTACAATTATCGCCCCATTGATGGTTACATGTATAAAGCAGGTGAAAAGCTATTCGACACATATATAGACTACTTTTATAAACAGAAACAGCAAGCAAAACAAGAGAAGAATTATGCACGGTATCAACTAGCAAAACTAATGCTAAATAGCTTTTATGGCAAAATGGCAACTAACCCGATTTGTGCAAGCCGCTGGCCCACGTTAAAAGACAACAGGGTTGCATATTTACCGGGCGAGATTGAAAACCGAGAACCCGTTTATATTCCCGTTGGTTGTTTCTGTACAGCTTATGCACGTGATGTTACTATCCGAGCCGCGCAATCATGTTATGATCGTTTCATGTACGCGGATACAGACAGCTTGCATGTTTTGGGTGATTATGACGTACCGGGCCTTGATGTTGACGATTATAGACTAGGTGCATTTAAGCATGAGAACACATTCACGCAGGCAAAATATCTAAGACCCAAGCTATACATGGAAGAAATGATAACAGGACGCGGCGACACATTCATTTTAAACGACTGGACAGTTACAGGCGCAGGAATGACAAAAAGCGTAAAACAGCAAGTGTCAATTGATACATTTGAATACGGTGCAATATTTGACGGAAAATTAACAACAAAGGTTGTTCCGGGCGGCACTGTTTTGGTGGACACATCATTTAAAATTCACGGCTAAATATATTGACAAATATAATATTATAATGTATAGTAAAGTTAAGAGGTGATTAAAATGAATATCAAAGTAGCGCAGTTAACTTTAATCATGATTGCAATTGCTAGCGATTATTTTACAGGAATTATCAAAGCATGTTACAAGCATGAGTACAAGAGCGAGGTAATGCGGCAGGGCCTTTATCATAAAATTGCAGAGATTGCCGCCGTTGCCGTCATGTTTTATTTGCAGTTGGGTTTACCGATGATTGGTATTGCGATTGACTTTCCTTTTATTAGTTTCATTACACTGTATATCATTGTAATGGAATTGTCAAGCATTATTGAAAATATCGGTGAAATTAACCCCGATTTAATCGGCCCTCTTTCTGATGTTTTTGAAAAGGTAAAGCAAGTAAAGGATGATAAATATGGAAAAAATCATTGATGTTAGTAAATGGCAGGGCAGAATTGATTTTGGAAAAGTTAAGAAAGCAGGATTCACTGGCGTGATGATTCGCGCGGGGTTTGGTAATAAAAACGGATACTTGTACCCGGACGAATGTTTCGAGCGGTTCTATGCTGATGCTGTAAGCGCGGGCATGCACGTGGGCACTTACTTTTATACGTCTGGTTTGTTCCATCAAACAGGCCGAGGCGCAAAAGAAGCGCCGTACTTTTTGGGCCTCATTAAGGGCAAAAAGTTTGATTTGCCTATTGCGTGCGATATTGAACTAAGCCCCGACGGTTACAGAACGGAAACAAGCAAAAACGCAATTGAGTTTTGCAAGTATCTTGAAAACGCTGGTTACTATGCGATGATTTACGCAAGTGACATTAGCGGGTTCAAATCTAGACTTGATGTAAACATGCTAAAAGCCTATGATAAATGGGTTGCACGCTATAATAAACAGGACCCGCAATATGTAAAAGATTGGGGTATTTGGCAGTATGGCGGCGGCACTAATTACCTTGCACCCGTTCACGTTGACGGCGTTTATAGTTCAGCATGTGACCAAAATTTCATGCGCCGAGACTATCCCGATATTATTAAACGTGCAGGACTGAACGGTTACAAGAAACAGGCAAGCGCGGCGAAACTTTATAGCTTTACCGTTGATAATATTAGTGCAGGAGATAAAGAAAAATTTGTTGCACTTGCGAATGAATTACAGATTAAAAGCGAGGTGAACGAAAAATGACCCGTGAAGAAATGCAAGCAGTCTTGACAGAATATGCAGGTGCAGACGCGGAAACGCAAGGCCAGTTGGCCGCGCGTTTGCTTGATGAAAATGATGCAATCATTACAGAAAGTAACAACCGAGAAGCGGCCCGGGTTGCCGCCGTAGCAAATGAAAACGCATTGCGAAAGCAATATGTTGAACGCTTTTTAGGTGCAGTACCCGGCCAGCCAGACCCGCCAAAATCGCCCGAAAATAACCCGCGCGAACGTGTAACTTTTGATTCTTTATTTAAATAAAAGGAGTGTTTTATTATGCCTATTAAACCTACTGTATCCCAGCTTGATGCAAACAGCGTCGGTATTCTTAACGCTATCCGTGATAATGCAAGCGCCGAATATTATCAGGCAGTTCCACAGGCACAGGCCACTACCGAAAGTATCCGTGCTGTTGGTGAACAGATTCTTGCATTTCAGCCGCGTATGAATGAATTTGTTTCTGCACTGGTTAACCGTATTGCCCGCGTGGTCGTTACTAGTAAGCTCTACTCTAACCCGCTGGCGTTTGCTAAAAAGGGCCTTTTGGAATATGGCGAGACTATCGAGGAAATTTTCGTTGATATTGCAAAGGCTAATGCCTATGATTGGAATAGCACGAACGAAACTGAACAGGCGTTTAAACGTGAAAACCCGGATATTAAATCTGCGTTTCATGCACTGAACATGCAGACGTACTATAAAGCAACTGTTAGTGAACAGAATTTGCGGCAGGCGTTCCTCTCTCTTGATGGCGTAACTGACCTTATTGCCCGTATTGTCAACAGTTTGTATTCTGGCGCGGCTTATGATGAATATATCATGATGAAATATACCATTGCACAGAGCCTCATTCCGGGCAATGTAAAAATGGCAACTATTGGCGCGGTAGATGATGAAGCAAGCGGCAAGGCGGCAGTTAAAAAGGTCAAGGCCATTACTGGTAAAATGCAGTTTATGAGCAAGGAATATAACATTGCTGGCGTTAATACCTTTATCCCGTCGCCCTCTGATATTTTCGTTGTCATGACCGCGGACTATGAAGCAAGCATTGACGTTGATGTTCTGGCAAGTGCCTTTAACATGGACAAGGTGCAGTTTATGGGCCAGCGCGTGCTCGTGGATTCGTTCAGCTTTAACGACGGCGAACTTGCGCGACTTGATGAATTGCTGGCAAAAGACCCCACGTACACGAAGCCGAACGACGGCGACTTGACCGCACTGAATACCGTTGGTATTGTGGTTATGAGCCGTGATTGGTTCCAGGTGTACGATGTACTGAACCAGTTTACCGAACAGTACAATGCGGCGTTGCTGTATTGGAATGAATTCAATCACGTTTGGCGCATTTATTCCGCGTCCCCGTTCGCGCCTATTGTTGGCTTTACTACCATGACACCGACTATTACCGCCGTTACTGTTAATGCCCCTGCAACTGCCAAAGCGCAGGATAGAATCGTTGCGGTTGCAACTGTTAGCGGTACGGATTTTGCAAACAAGGGTGCTAAATTCTCTATTGCGCCTACTACGAATGTAACAATCGACGAAAACACCGGCTTTATCGCATTTGGCGCAAACGCAAGCGGCAAATATACCGTCACGGCAACTAGCGTATTTGACCCGACTAAAAAGGGCACAGCCGATATTACGGTATCCTAATAACTGGCCCGGGCAACCGGGCCTTTATGAGAATAAAAGTATTATGCGGGTGCAATTCCCGCAATTCTCTATATTTATAATGAGGTGGAAACAATGACGCCAAACACAAGCCTTTATATTTGCCGTGGTATTCCGTGGAATAGTGATTATACGCACGTCAGATTGTTTGAAAATGCGGGCGCGGCCAACACTTATATTTTGAGCAAAGCCGCATACACAAAAACACAGTACAGTTATATTAGTCATTCAAAGCAAATCCGCGTTGATGGAATGGCCGACCAATACCGCGACTGCAACTATATTGCGTGGAAAAATACAGGTTATTCCAATAAGTGGTTTTATGCCTTTATTACTGATGTAACGTATTTGGCAGATAATACATGCTTGATTAGTTTTGACTATGACATTTTCCAAACATGGTTTTATGATACTACTGTTAACCCGTCATACGTTGAGCGAGAGCATGTGAACGATGATACAATTGGTGCAAACACTGTTCCCGAAAACGTGGTAATGGGTGATCCCGTAAACGTGGCAAGCAGTAACAATTATATCCCTCATAAGTGGTACATGTACGCCACGCAAGTATTTGACGAAATAACACAAGCAGGGTTTTCACCAATTGCGCCGGGTGCAGCAGATAATGAAGTTAGCGGCTATTATAAAATTCCACTTAGTAGTAGAGCGCAAGCAAGCAGAGTAGTTGACCTTTACACACGTAAAGGCAAACTAGAAAGTTTGATTTCCATGTTTGCCCTAACTGACGCAAGTAGTGCAAGCAGTAGTGCAAATTATACGATTGCAAGGCCAACAGCGTTTGGCGAATACACGCCAAAAAATAATAAGTTATTATGTTACCCGTATAATTATAGTACGCTTGTTTTGGCAGGAAGCGAAACGCCGTATCGCTATGAATGGTTTACTGATGGCGTTGCAACTTTTGCACTTAAAAAGCCTAAGTATGCCGGTGGTAGTAGTTATGTTTTCCCCGTTGGTTACCAGAAAGAAAGTAGCACAACTAACGCTTTTGCACTTGAAAATTCCGTACCAACTGGTGCATACCCGACGGCAAGTTTTGGTGCTAATGCCTTTCAAAATTATCTTGTACAGTATGGCCCGCAATTGGCATTTGGCCTAATTGGGCAGGTCGTAAACATTGGTACAGGCATTGCAACAGGAGATGCACAACATGCTGTTTCCGCTGGCGTTGCAATTGGGCAAGATATTATGGATTTGCGGACACGTTCTTTAAATTCGCAAACGGTGGCAGGAACACAGAGTGTAGCACAGCTTGCCTATGATACGCAACTAATTATTAGAATCGTTTCTAAACAGATTTTGCCCGAATATGCAAGAATCATTGATGAATACTTTACTGCGTTTGGTTATAAAGTTTGTAGAATCAAAGCCCCAAATATTACCGGGCGGCCGTCGTGGAATTATGTAAAAACAATTGGCGCACAGGTTAGCGGCAATATCCCAGAATATGCAGAAACGGCATTAAAGGCAATGTTAAATAATGGCGTTACATTTTGGCATACCAACGATGTAGGAAATTACAGTTTAAACAACAGTATTTAAAGAGGTGTTAAAAATGCAAAAACCACCGTGGATTGAAAACGCTAAATATTTTACTAATGTAACTTATAGTACATGGTTTAACCGTTTGTACAATATCGCAATTAGTCGATTTGAATGGCTGAATTTGCCCGAAACATGCAACGAAAAATTTATTGAACAGGTGCTATTCTTCAATGGCTTTATGGTGGGTTATAAAGATACCGCGCTTGACCGTTTCTTGATTATGCCTTGCACCAATAATAGTGTATTAGACATTTTCGGTTACCCGGCTAAAGTCAACGCATATGGCTATAATGGCTACATGGCCCAGAACCTAACCCCGTATACCATTACATTAGGGCAGGAACAGACGAACGCGGACGCGGCGTTACTTTATGCAAATTATAGCAGATGCCCGGATTTGCCCGCCGTTCTGTACTTTGCACGGAAACTAACAAAAATCGACCGCACAATAGACGTTAATATTAACGTACAGAAAACGCCTTATATTATTAGTTGCGGTGAAAACCAGCGGTTGACAGTGGCTAATATGTTTAAGCAGGTTGATAACTTTGAACCTGCTATTATTACTACAAAGTTTTATGGGCTGAACGGTGAAAAGCCTATCAATGTTATGGATTTAAGACCGCCGTTTGTTGCTGATAAAATGCAGACTTTGAAACGACAGGTATACCAAGAAGCCCTAACCTATTTAGGCATTGAAGCAAATACCAGCGAAAAGGCAGAGCGGCAAGTTACCGAAGAATTAACCGCGAACATGGGCGAGACTGAAAGCATGCGGCAAAGCCCGCTTGCAAGCCGCAAGCAGTTCTGCAAAGAATTCAATAAACTCTATGGCACTAATATTGATGTAAAATTCCGTAGCGATTTGCAACTTTCGCAAATTATGGAGAATGGGGGTTTAACAGATGGCGAACTTTACAACGACAGTGAGGACGATTTGCGAGACAATGACGGGGAAAACAACCCCAATTAGTACAGTAATTGCCGAAGCCGCGCCAAAATTTTTCAATTTTAATTTCCCGTTTTATGACGAAAGCAAAAGAACTGAATTTGAAGAATCTTTTATTCGGCATTTTTACATGCGGGAAATAGGCCTTGAAACAGTAGATTATTTTATGTTGCGGCTAGAGGATAAACTTAATACGATTATGCCGTACTATAATAAACTGTTACTTGTTAATGCACAAGACTATGACCCGTTCTATAATGAAGTTATTGACGAAAGTATTACCAGAACAAGAACGGGAACAAATAACGGTACAGACACAACCGAAAGTAGCGGTAACAGCACTACTAAAGGTAAAACCACAAGCACGACCCAAAGTAGCGCGGATGATAACAACCAGCAAAGCGATTTGCCCCAAGGTGATTTGACTAATTTCAACGATAATTCCTATATGTCAAGCGCTGGAAAGGGCCACTGTAAACGGCACTGACGAAACCACGGGCACAAATAGCGGAAAAAGTAGCGTAACACGCACCGAAACTAATTCGGGCAATGAAACGGAAAAGCACACCGCAAATAATACACGCGGCAACAAATCTGAAATGCTAAGAATGTATTATGAAGCACAGCGCAATATTTTAGATAATATCTATAATGCTTGTGAAGATTTATTCATGGGAATTTGGTGTTGATTATGGCAAAAGAAATAAAAGTTACTTTTGATGATGGTGGAGTGTATGAGGGTTTTGCAAACACTTATACATTAAATAATGCCATTACTTATTATTTTTCGTTTGACCGTGATTATCGAGTGCAGATAACAAGCAATACTATTACTTTGCAGGAATACAGGAACGCGGGTGCGTGGTATCCTATCGACATTATTACCGCCTTTGAAGTAAGTGAAATTAGCGGCGGTGGCGGCGGCACTGGCGACGCAACGCAACAGTGGGTTAAAGATAATTTCGTGCTAAAATCTGGCGATACAATGAGCGGTGCATTAAAGTTTGATTTTGGCGATGGCGTTATGATTAGTATTGGCAAAACTACTTCTAAACGCGGTATTATTGAAGTAAACGGTGGTATAAATATTAAAAACCAGAATAACGAAATAGTCGTTAATGTTGCAACGTCAAATAACGGTACAATTAACCTTTATCAATCAAGTGACGACATGCAAAGTAATATTGTATTTAGAAACTACAAATATGGTGGTACAGGTAATAGACGTTCTATTACTTACTCGCAGTTTACCAACAATGACAATAACGATACATGGAAATTTAACGGTAAATATCAAACTAATAACAACTGGTTCTTTAAAGCAGGTGTATATTTTGATGCCTGGGCCTATTGGCGGTCGAATGACATTATCAACACAATTATACAAAACAATGGCGGTATCCGCGTTTATAATGACAAGAATATTGCTGTGCATGAGATGGGATACGATGCAGAGGCAAATTATTATAGCGTTTATAAATACAATGGCAGAGATACAGTATCTTTTGTTGGCGGACAAGACCCGCGATATAGAATCACAGGCTATAATAATTTTGCTAATTCCGTTGAATGTTACGACAAAATAGTAATTAAAACAGAAGGACAAAATACGGCTAAACTTCTTCTATCAAAAGGTCTCTTAACTGTTTATGATAATAGCGAAAAGGCTCAATACTCAATATCTGGTAACCGTTTTGACATTTATAACGGTAACGCGGTTATATGTCATAATGGCGCGGGCGGTGGCGGTGCTGATGATGCACAGGCGGCTTATAAATATAGCGGTATCAACACATATAATTATAATGGTATTGACTTTAAAGTTTATATCCCACAGGGTACATATTCTAATTATAGCAAACGTTTTGACGCGGCAGGTGATTTTGTTAATCTAAATGCAAACACGCCTAGTGGCCTATACATTTCCGCACGTAATGGCAATGTAGTAATTAGCGATTCCCAAGGCGTTTATGGCCGTAGCAGTAATAGCGAAGTCAATACATATATTAGAAATGTTTCGCATAATATTTATGTACAAACGTCGCAAACAGGTGCGTCTGACGCTAGACGTGATGAATTGACGGCATTGCTTGACCTATTCAAAATTGTATATAATATTCTGGACGCGGCAGGAATACCGGGAGCAAGTCAGTTAGCAGAGTATACAAGTGATACTGTACTTTGGATTTATGACAACCAAAATGGAGTGCTAAAGCCCACGATTACAAAAATCCGCAATCTTATTCACAATTAAAAATGAGAGGTGTAATATATGTTTATTCATGATATTGCTAATTATCTTGTGAATTTGACATGCAAAGATATTAAGCCGGATATTTATAGCGTGTTTGATTCGCCATGTGAAAACAATTGCCCTAATAATGTAAACAGCGAAAAACTTACTATTTTGGAAATTCTAAACGCTATTGGGTGCAGGTTGAAAAACCTTTTCGGATTCGTTAAAATCAAGACAACCACAGAAACCATTGATGAGGGTGAAGCGGTTGTAAACGTATCTGGCGACGTTGATAATTTGAATTTTGATTTTAAAATTCCGAATATCGGCAAAACTGGCCCGGCAGGCCCAGCAGGTGAGCGAGGGCCCGCGGGTGAGCCCGGCCCAGCAGGCCCGGCAGGTGAGCGAGGGCCCGCGGGTGAACCGGGCCCGGCAGGCCCAGCAGGTGAGCGAGGGCCAGCGGGTGAGCCCGGCCCGGCAGGCCCAGCAGGTGAGCGAGGGCCCGCGGGTGAACCGGGCCCGGCAGGCCCTAAAGGTGACCCGGGTGCAGATGGTACAAGTTTTAAAGTATTGGGCAGATATGACACATTGGCCGGACTTGAAACGGCGCACCCGACAGGAAACGAGGGCGACGCTTACGCCGTAGGAAGTGCGGACAGTAATGTTATTTATTTGTGGGATACCGACAAAAAAGCATGGGTTAGCGTGGGCAGTTTGCAAGGCCCAGCGGGTGAGCAAGGCCCGACAGGGCCAGCGGGTGAGCGTGGCCCAGCAGGGCCCGCGGGTGAACGTGGCCCAGCAGGGCCCGCGGGTGAACGTGGCCCAGCAGGGCCCGCAGGTGAGCAAGGCCCAGCAGGTGACCCCGGCCCAGCGGGGCCCGCAGGTGAGCGAGGGCCAGCGGGTGACACTGGCCCAGCAGGGCCCGCAGGTGAGCGAGGGCCAGCGGGTGATACTGGCCCAGCAGGGCCCGCAGGTGAGCGAGGGCCAGCGGGTGAGCAGGGCCCAGCGGGGCCCGCAGGGCCAGCAGGTGAACCCGGCCCAGCTAATTTGGTAATTATTACAGCAACAGCAAGTACAACCGCACAGGGTGAATATACGCCTAATGCTACATATAATGAAGCATTAGCAGATATTCAAGCTAACAAAGCTGTAATGATTAAACTGGAAAATGTTCCGGGCCGCTACTATATACCGTATTTGTCAAGCAATGCGGAAATTCTTGCAAGCGCGGGAACTATTAGTGGTTCTAATCAGTCAATCGAACTATATTTGCTTAAATGGTCAGCAAGCAATAATACTATTACTATTACAGGTACTAAAGAGGGTTGCACCGCTGACGGTGGCAAGACTGGGCAGGTACTTGCTAAAAAGTCTGATGCTAATTTTGATACAGAATGGATTGACGCACCGGGCGGCAGTTTAACCAGCACTGTATTATGGAAGAACCCCAACCCACAGACAGCATTTACTCCTCAAGATGTTCCATTAAGTGACCAAACGGCCAATTACCAAATTCTATTTATTGAAGCTTATGTTGCTACAAATAGCCCGCAACTAATTAGTGTAATGTTTAGCGGTGACGCCGAAAATTTTGGCTCAGTAATAGTATTTAGCTATTATGGTGGGTATAGACGTTTTGCCAATAACATTAATAGCCTTTCATTCTCACAAGGCTTTAATTTGACGACAAACGCCGCTGACAATACACTAGCTATACCATTAAGAGTTATCGGCTACAAATAAACAGAAAAGGCGCGGTAATAAGTACCGCGCCTTTTCTGTTTATAAAGAATAGAGAAATAAGAGAATGACTAAATTTATTACGCATCGTTTTCAATTTCACTATAAATAATCATTTGATTATTAAAATCTTCAATAGCCCAATGAAAACGAGAGTAATCATCATAATAGCAATGACGCAAATAAGTTACTTTATCAATTATACAAATACTATTGTAACGCATATATTTTATAAATGCTTTATTTAACGTACCGTCGCTGTTGTATGCTTTCATTTTGTTAGTTCCTTCCGTTATGCATGTTTCTTTAACTGTCCCCATTGTACCACAAGGCGCGGTAAATGTCAAGTAGTATTTGCAAATAAAGTTGAGGAAATTTAATGGTACGATAAATCGGACTGTAAAGTAATTGCTGATAGATTCTAGTAAAGGTTGACACCGGCAAGGCACGGCAAGACATGGCAACGCATGGTATGTCATGGCAACGGTACACGACGAAACGCACGGGCACGCAACAGCGAGGGCGAG